CAGCTCCCCCCTTAAGGGGGGAGCCGGAACCCTACCACACTTCGGCAAGGAGGTCGTGATATTCCCACAGCTAGGCCAAACCTAGTTCATGTTGTGGATCCCATGTTCGGCATGTATCTTCGAATCGACTGTGAACCTGTTTTACAATGGCCAGGAGAACCCTGGTTTGGGTTCACACCTCGATTTTGGGTCGGTCCGCTCTCAGAGCGGATCATTGACCTCGAGACACTTGCCAACCGTGGCCCACGTATTACCCGCGTAGACGTCTACGAGAAGTCCTGTCAACATGATTATGTTGCAGGAAGTATCGTGAACGTCATGCCTCCGACCGGTCTCACGGACCCACTCCACTTCGGTGGTGATATGGGGACGTGTTCGGCGGAGGTGCCAACCAGTGCAGCGTTTGACGCGCAGCGTCTACCGGCTGGACCTGGTGAGACGACTTATTTCACCGGAACCACGCCGGAAGGATGGACGCTCGATTCGGGTTACCGAATTGTGCGCTGGGGGCAGTACCCGACTTCTGGTTGGGACAGCCCAGGGCCGCGGATGATCGTGGTTGTCGCCAGTCTCAGCCTTACGGCGGAGGGTTACCGGAGGGGCTCCTGGTGGTTTTATATCATCATGGACCTCAAAGAAGACCCTCGGACTGGTCGACAAGATCTGTGTAACTTCCGTGTCTATATAGATCCGTTGTCGGGTTACCCGATGATGTATAAGTGTGCTATTAATAGCACACTGGGCAACCCAATTTCCGTGTCTCCTGAAAGACGCGGCATTGTGGATCTAGCGGGGATCTCTGACTGGATTAAGTCAGAGGTCGGGCCAAGTCGGCCACGCGGTCGTTACAGCAACACCGCCCGGGACGAGGCCATCTATGAAGCTCTGGAGAATATAGCGGTGAGCAACATCAATCCGCTAGAACTCTTCAGAGATTTGAGGGACCCGAAGAAGGTGTTTACCACCGTCTTCGAACCTCTCAAATATGTGAGTAAAACCGGGAAGTCTCCGGTGTCACTTGTCAAGCTGCTGGCGTCCCTCCACCTATGGTGGAAGTACTTCCTGCAGATTGGCATTATGACACTCACAGATCTTCGTGGAGTAGCACGTTTCGTGTGGGAGAGACAAGACGCCCTGATGGCAGAGATCAGAAATTCTGATCTCCAAGGGCGTGGCAGACATGATGAGGAGACTGGCAGTGATATGTTCGGGAAATGTTCCCGGACGTACACCGCCAAAGTTGTGTACCGATTCCCCGGCAACTCTGTTGACGGGTGGTTGGACACACTTAATATCCTCGGATTCACGCCGCGTCTCTCTGATTTGTGGGATATCGTGCCGTACTCCTTCGCACTCGACTGGGTAATCTCAATCGAAAATGTTGTCGAACGCCTCGAGCTTAACAGCATCTCTCAACGGATGCCATTATGCTACGCGGTTCTCGGCGACAAGATCGAATGGGATTATTCCACCTTGATGTCAGACGGGGTGCAAACTCTGTCTGTCAACTTGGTAGGCGTCGAGTACGATCGAGGGGTTGTAGACGAACTCCCGACCGATATGTGGTTTGGCAAGGTCTTCCAAGATCCTCGGAAGCACCTAGCCACGGGCGGGGCCCTTTTGGTTCAGTATCTGGCCAAATGAGCCCAGCCTTCTGCCACCAAATCCGTCAGGTGGTGGAAAAGTGGGGGCACGCCAATTGGCGTGTCACCAGCCAGCCTAGGCTGCGGACCCTATTCGGGTATCCGTTAGCGCGAGCTGGCCTCCTTAGAAGGAGGAGCGATCATGGCGATCGCACTGGTCACCGGGAGTTGGACCGCGACACAAACGGCCAACTTCTTAGGTGCCGGAACCGGCCGTCCTGCTTCGACCGAGATCATCTATGTGAAGGATGATCCTGGCGAGAGCATCGTCGCACGCACCGGCCTCACGTTGGATCAGTCAATGCGACATCGCATTGCTGTTGCCAACGTTGCGGACGTGATCAAAGGATCGGATGTGAATCCGATCTCAGGTCAGCGTGTCGACGGCCTCTCAATCCTTGCGCAACTGACGGAGACTTGGAAGGTGTACGACTCGGCCGATGCACAGGTCGCGCCGTACTACCTCCCGGTCTCATGTCACTGCGTGTGGAAGTTCCCCGTAGATGCGCTTGTCACCGCGGCTGCCCTCAAGGGCCTCACAGCGAGGCTCATGTATGGTATGTCGCGGGACGCGTCCGAAGACATCGGTGATGCGCTTGGCACCCTAGTAACGGGAGCCACGCGTTTGCCGGTGCCAGCGGCGTAGGGCGCCAGGGAGATGGTGTAAAATCACCATCAGAGAGGACGGTCCAGTCATGCCAAGAAAACACTCGACTCCGTCGAGAAATCCTGCTCTGGGTTTCCTAGAGCGGGTCAGGAAGTCGAAGCCGAAGTCATGGGTTGGGCGTATCTCCCGGTTTCAGGACCTGGAGAGTTTCGCCTTTTCCTTTGGCCTAGGTATTGATTGCCTGCTGCGGGATCGACCGTGCCTGCCTAGTGTGTTCGGGATTTTCGCGGATTTGTTTGACTCAATCCGCGATGTCTCGGATGTGCTGGGTTACATCGAGACCTGTTCCAATATACGTACCATCCTTTTACAGGATGGGCGTTGGAACGTTGCCCCTCTAAGGGCATTACGGTCTCGTTGGGTGCGACGGATCATCACGGCCATAGAGGCGGTGTATGAACCATCGCAAATCGTACATCCTTCTCCGGTCTTTGACGCAGTGGTCACCTTTCTTGGGTGGCTAAAGCGTCTCCCTGTGTTTGTGCGGGACAGCGATGATGCTGTTCTTGCATATCACGAGGAGGACCAGAGATTGTCATCGGTTGATTTCGGTGACAATGTGTACGTACCCCAATTGAGAGAGATATGGCGGGAGTGGCTTGGTAGTTTCAAGTTAACCCCTCCCTTTCTCCCTCGGCATGGTTCCGGTTCGACTGCCGATTCCGGTAAAGTGCGCGCCAGTAAATGGCGCAATCTATGCTGGGATCGGACAGCGCGTGTCTGTTTACACTACGCCGATTTGCAGAAAGTGGGTGAATACAACCTCAACCCAGCCGCGACGCGGCAGGCCAAAGTTGTGTTCGTCCCAAAGCAAGCTGGGAAGGACCGTGCGATATGCATGGAGCCCGCCTGGCTGCAGTACTTTCAGCAGGGCGTAGCAGGCCAAATCGTGGAATTTATCCACCGAAGGGGTCATCCCCTAGCTGGATATATTGACCTCTATTCGCAGGAGCGGAATCGAGGTTTATGTGCCCGTGCCATCACGGACAGGCTCACCACGATCGACCTGTCAGACGCGTCGGATTGTGTGTCCTGGCGCCTGATCAAGCAACTTGCGCAGGGGATGCCCCTCCTGGGGTACCTCCATGCGACTAGATCGACCTCGACCTTGCTTTCGGGCTCGGTCAGGTCTTTCGACAAGTATGCTCCGATGGGCTCGGCGCTTTGCTTCCCGATTGAGTGCATCCTCTTTGCCTCGGTCGTGGAGCTTGCGTACAGAATACGCAACGATCAGGCCAGTAAGGGGCACCTATCAGGGTGTTCCGTCTATGGTGACGACATCATCTGTCCCACGGAGATTTACTACCTCGTCCGGGATATCCTCACCACATTGGGATTCAAGGTTAACGCCCAAAAGACTCATTCTGGCGGGCGATACTTCGAATCCTGTGGGGTCGAATACCTGGACGGTGCTCTGGTCAACGCGACCAGGCACCCGCGGAATCACGTCGCACCACGCGATGTGATGTCACCAGAACAGGTCAGCTTAGTCTCTGACCTGGCCAACACCCTTGGTGATGCTGGCTACCGCCTTGCAAGGCGGCACCTTCTGCAGTCTTACGAAGGTGTCAAAGTTACACTTGATAGCAAGCTTCACTCCTTTATGGATTTCGTTCTCTTTGATGCGCGCCATTGTGCGCCCGTCGGAGAGCCATACAACCGTTGGGTCTGGAACCGAAAGGTCCAGGCACTCGGTGTGTGGAAGAAGTCCGTGTGGCTTTCGCAACGCCAATCTGACCAAGACTACGAGGATCATTCCTCGTCGTTACGGCCTGAGACGCGTCGCGACCGGATACTCCGAAAACGGAGGATTCCGGTTAGGGTCAATCCTGACCCTAAATGGTCCACGAAGGCTGTCATCTTTCTTGCGCGTCACGGATTTCGTGACATGCTCGAAGAGGGTGACATTCGGGTGATTGGTGCATGCAG